GGTTCGACTCCGGCCGGGGGCTCCACGCCCAGATCAAAAAAAAAAACACCGTCAGCAAAAATAAGTGTTGACTCCTTTAACTTCCTTCCATATACTTCGCAGCATGTTCACACAGACCGCCTTGCAAAGCCTTACGGGCTCCTTACTATGCTGGCATAGCCAGTATAGTTCCCTGTCACCCTTCTAAGGGAGCAGCCCTGACGCGCTGCTCTCTTTCCAAGAGGAGCGGTGGCAGAGTCTGGGTTATTGCGGCGGTCTCGAAAACCGTTGGACCATCGAGAGATGTGTTCCGTGGGTTCAAATCCCACTCGCTCCTCCAGCATTTTCAGAGCGTCAGAGCCCACCGGGTTCTGGCGCTATTTTCGTTTCATCACAAGTTTCGGGTGATCTTCCCCCTGCCGGCCTGTAACCCCGGTGCCGTTTCAGAACGTGGGGGACGGATGGCGAGAGGTTCGAGTCCTCGGTCACCCACCATTTTAGGAGAATACCTGTGAATACAGGAGCTTAATAAGAGTTACGTGAGCGTGGCTTCATAGGGAATGGTATACCTTGCCGGCTCAGACCCGGTAGCTTTGGGAGTTCGAGTCTCCCCGCTCACACCAACTTAAATCCGCGATTGGCGAAATTGGTAAACGCAGCGTCTTGAGAGGGCGTGGCCTAGGCTTCCCGGTTCAAGTCCGGGATCGCGGACCAACACAACAAGCTACGGGTGCGTGGCGACAGGGGAATTGGTAGACTCACCGGACTTAAAATTCGGCCGCTTTGTGGGTTCGAGTCCCACCGCACCCACCAGATATGAAGTTCAATGCCGGTTTAGCTCAGTGGTAGCAGCAGCGCCTTTGTAACGCGAAGACGAGGGTTCGATTCCCTCATCCGGCTCCAGATAATGTTCCACGGTTTAGGTGTGGCCGAGGCAGAGATGGATGATGCGCCGGCTTGTGATGCCGGAGATGGCGGGTTCGAATCCCGCCGGTCACCCCTAAGCCGTGGAACAATTGCCCGATCGACTAATTGGCAAGTCGCTCGACTCTGAATCCTGAAATGTAGGTTCGACCCCTGCTCGGGCATCCAATTATGGAGTTAGTTATGGAAGTTCTTGACGAACAAACTGACCAACCTGATGCCCCTTCGGCTAATGGTAAGTCAGCGCCCTTTGAAGGCGAAGACGTTGGTTCGATCCCAACAGGGGCATCCAAAAATTTAGCTCCGATCCATCGCTGCACTGTGCGGCAGATCGGGGAGTTCACGTTTGTTCTGGTTGAACCTGATGGTTCCCTGTTCAACGTGGTCGAAGAGATCGATCGTCAGTTTATGGCTGGAGGTTGTAACAAGTAACGCCGTTTGAGCAAGCTGGGACTGCACTCCCTTGGTAGGGGAGAGAAGAGTCGGTTCGATTCCGACAAACGGCTCCAATTAGAGGAGGGTGCCGAGGTCGGCTCCTCAACTGGCTTGCTAAGCCGGGGTGACCCTTCGGGGTCAGGGGTTCGATGCCTCCACCTTCCTCCACAACATATGGAAAGCGCGTGGGTCGGCTCCCTAATCAGCTTGGAACGCTGTCGTGACCCTTCGGGGTCAGGGGTTCGATGCCCCCGCTTTCCTCCACATACGTTGAAGCATATATCCACCCGATAATATATGCTTTGACATATCATGTGAAATCGCTTAGTTCACATGATATGTCAATCAAGCCGCCTTGGCCGAGTCTGGTAAGGCACCCGGTTGCAACCCGGAGGTTCCGAAAGGACGCAGGTTCAAATCCTGTGGGCGGCTCCAGATTATGAGGTGAAATGAACGTAGACGATTTTTATGCTGAGTGCGCTGTGATCCTTGGAGTTCCCCACGAGGGCGAAGAGTTCACCCACTACAAGCGGACCCGCTGGAACAACCGGCGGCCCGGCCGAGGACGTTTTCCCGGTGCTGGTTTGATCCGCGTGTTCGGCGATGTCGTCCACATCAATATCCGTTTCCCAGTGGTCGCCCGGCAGACGATCACCGGGCTCCCCGAAGCGTTAGATTATCTTCGCGGTCGGGTTGGCACTATGGGAGTGTCGTCTAATGGTAAGACAGCGGATTCCAAACCCGCTGACGTGGGTTCGATTCCTACCTCTCCCGCCACACCGTAATTTTCGATTGACAATCGTTGGCTTTTATCTTAACGATGTGTCTCTCAAAAATGTAGGTGGAATAACTAATGGAATTTTCTGCTCGCCAGCAAACATTCGGCATCAGCCAGCTACAGCGCTTGCTTGGTAAGAGTTCGCAGGACGTTGAGCGTTTCGCCTCTTACAGTGGATGGCCCGGCTTGACCGGACAGATGGTGACCGTGGATGTCTCCGGCGCTCTCAACATGATGGTTCACTCCACAGCGGCCGACTTCGGTGTCGAACGCAACGTGGTTGGTTCTTGGCTTCCGGGTCTGCGGACCGGGGCTCTCATGGTTCTGGGGCGGAATGTGGACAACTGGACCGTCAACGCCACTCCTGAGGAACAGAACCGATTCTTCGCCAGCCTCTTCGGCGAGCAATCGAAGGTCAATGATTTCGTTGCCACCACCCTTGGCTGTCACTCGGGCTCGGCCAAGCGCCAGATGCGCTTCCACTCTGCGACCGACGTAGAGCTTCTGTCGGAAGCAGAGTTTCTGGCCGGATACAGTTCACGATCGCCGCGCTTCGTGATCGATTCGCGAGCCCTCGCTGACCGGCTGTCGGCCATTTCGCAACCGCTCTTTGTTGCCAGCGTCAAGGTGACTTCGCCCTCGCCCTATCTCTGATTTTCGACGCGCTCTCAATTTTCAGTTGACAGTGATGTGCGAATCGCTTATTCTTCTCCTCGTCAAGTGCTTCGGCATGAAGACTACGGTCGTAGAAGGCCATCTAAGTCAAGCGGAGACCCGAGGGCAGAACTCGGCACCTCCACCAAAGACCCCTGCGGCCGCCTGAAACGCGGTCAGGGTGACGATCCGCCTAGGCTCTGGACGACGGTCCTTTGTAAGGCAGCGGGGTTCTTTGATGGGGGTGAATTTAGGATCGATCCGTAAGGCCGATGTGGAGAAGCGCCCCGTTTAGATACCGCCCGTATGCGGATCAAATTCATCAACTGTCAACGACAATGATGTGGTCGTCGCCAGCGAAGAGATTCGTCTCGCCGCGTAAGCGACAAAATCCCTAGGGCCTCACACCTCTAGGTGGCGCGTGGTCCCGAGCGTAGCAACAGTTTCGGGACAACATCTTTTTCGCCAACGTCTCGTCCTACTGTTCTAGGCGGTCGAAAGCGAGGGTCACGGCTGAGCGGCCCGGCTGATATTCTGGTTCGAATCCGGAACAGGGGGATGTAAACCTCCTAGCCATGGTGGGAAGGCGCGGGCGTCTGGGTTCGAATCCCAGCCCAAACGTCGGGGCGTTGGCGAAAGAGATGTAAAATAGTTATTGACGAACCGGACGAATCATCCTATTTGTTTGTCATCGAGTTTATCGGGGAAGTGGCCTTAACCAGTGGCCGAAGCACGAGAAGAGATCGCCGGGTGCCCGGAGGATTGTTGAGGATCGTGTGGACGGGTTCGTAGCCCGGCCCCCGCCAGTTACCGCCGGGAGATGAAGGTCTGTCTCCAACTCGCTGTGAAGCTCCCGGCATTGGCCCGGCCGTCGCAAGATGGCCGGGCCTTTCGATTCATGCGGAAATTATTTTCGTCCGTAGCTGTCCACAACCGTCCAGTGTGTCCAAGGTGCGACATTCTTGCTTGACATGACGGCAATTCTAGCTTAACCATGGCGCTCTTCTGGAGATAGCGCTACATGACGACCATAGCTTACCGCTCGGGCCTGCTGGCTGCCGATACATTGATCTCCTACACCAGTATCACCAACGGCTCCCGCGAGAAGATCGCCAAGTGTGGTGGGTTCACCGTTGCCCTCGCTGGTCCGGCATGGCTTCGACGACCTCTGGAAGCTTGGTGTGCTGGTGGTTGCCCTGAGGATGACGTTCCTCAAGTTCTGCTCGATCACGGTAACGACTTCTCGGCCCTGATCATCGACAACACCACCGGCGATCTCTTCGAGTTCGATAACGGTTATCTACTCCCCATCTTTGCCGATTACACCGCAATCGGTTCTGGCGCTCTACTGGCGCTAGGTGCCATGGCTCATGGAGCCTCCGCTGAGGAAGCCGTCGAAGCGGCATCCAAGCACGATAAGAACACAGGCGGCCCGGTGACCAGCCTGTCCTTTTCCCTCACAGCATAAGGTCACCAATGACCCCCTACACCCAACTCATTCACGACCTGATGGGTCGTGCATCTGGAGCCGTCACCGTCGAAGCAGCCGACGGGAGCTATATCACCAGCGATGACCTTCTCGAAGTCGGTGCGTTCGCTTCCCATGCCGATGACCCGTGGATTGATCTCGTCACCGACGAAGGCTTTGCCGTGGGCGTCTTCGTAGCTGGTAACCCGGAAGTCGTCGTTCCTCAGCCGTCCTTCGATGTCGATGGCGGAATGATCTACATGATCGACGGTGATCCGATCCCCGGCATGAAGCAGGGCCTGCATATGTGCCCTCTCAGCGTCTTCATGCATAAGGGCAAGCCTGACTTCGACGGGTTGAACTGGTATCTCCCGGAAGACCTCGACCTGAAAACGCCGGGATCGGATCGCCAGATCACCCTCATGACTGGTCGTCGCCGCGACGAAGGCCAAGGCAAGTGGAAAGAGATTTCCAGCACCTTCGGCCAGTTCGAAACTGTGCTGCAAGATCACAAGGAAGGGCAGAAAGACGGTCCCTGCTTCTTACAAGGGAAGTCGGCCAACGGCGCTCGCAAAGCTGTTGCCATGATCGAGAACCACATCCTTGGGGTCAATCTCGATTCGGGCGCTCCCTTGACGGATGTGATGGAGACCATCCAGAAGTATGGTCTGGAAGCCGTCATCTACACGACTCACAGCCACCTCAAGGACACCAGTGTCATCAAGCGCGACCACTTCATCAAGTGGAACGAGGAAGGTGAGGTTGATGAAGAGGCTGTTCGCGATTACCTGATCAAGGTCAAGGGCACTTTGCCTCAGATCGTTGACGATCTGGAGATCATCGACGACGCCCACCACACCGAAGAGGGTGTGGTCATCCTCGTCAAGCACAAGCCGATGCCCAAGTTCCGGGCGGTGTTCCCGCTCAAGGAAGCTTTCGTCTTCGCCAAGCGTGGTGGTTCCCAGAAGGATGCCATCAACGAGTGGAAGGAGCGCTATGCCGGCTTCTGCACCGAACTGGGCTTGTTCTTCGACGAGAAGTGCGTCGATCCCGCACGCTTGTTCTATCTGCCTCGCCACCCATCCAAGAGCAAAAATCACGGCTCTTGGTTGGTAGTGGGTGAACCCCTCGATCTCGACAAGTTCGATCGTGTGAAAATGAAGCGCGGGCGCACCGGTAAGCGCAGTGCTGTCTCCAGTAATGCGTTCACGGACGCGGCCGGCGGCGCTGGCTATGACGACGAAGACGACGCCGATCGCTACATCACCTCTTGCGGTTTCAACCTCAAGGGATGGTCGATCAAATATGCCAAGCGCTTCGAAGTCCAGACCATGATCGAAGAAGTGGTTGGTGGTGACTTCGTTCGCGAATCCCGTGGTAACAAGCCGGGTGTCCATGTCGAATGTCCTTTCGAAGCTGAGCATTCAAGCTTTGGTGGTGGCGGCACCTTCGTGGTCAATGCGTCCGACAATCTGGACGACGGATACGATGGTGGTTTCACCTTCACCTGCGTTCACAATTCGTGCGCCGGCCGGGATCGTCTCGATTATCTCAAGGAGATGATCGAACAGGAACTGATCACGGTTGCTGATCTCAAGAACAAGGACTTCCTGTTCGAACTGGAAGAGGACGAAGAGGAAGAAGATGTTCCGGCTCAGCGTGAGAAGCCGAAGAAGCACACCCGTCAGACAGATGCGGAACACCGGGAAGAGCATGAGGATCAGATCAACGATGATGACTTCGGTGATGACGAAGACTCGATGCTCAAGGCGTTCAACCGGCGCTACGCGGTGATCCGCACCAGTGGTGGGGTCCGCATTCTTGTGGAGCCCCGGACGCCGGAAGATGATGTCGTTTTCGAAAGCCAGAACGACGTGGCGCTCTACGAGAAGAACCGCATCATCTGGGTGACAGAAGGTAAGCAAACCCGCAAGGTCGAAGCATTCAAGCAGTGGCTTGAGTGGGAGAAGCGTCGCACCTATCGGAACGTCGTGTTCGCGCCGGGCGAGAAGACCCCGAAGGATGTTTACAATCTGTTTCAGGGTTGGCCTTTTGAAGCTGTCCCCACCTCGTGGGAAGAGGTTCTGGACAACAAGGACAAGCCGGTCGCGGGTGACTGGTCGATGCTGCGTGGTCACATCTACGAGAACATCTGCGAATCGAACGATGCCTATTTCGAGTGGCTGATGACATGGATCGCCATGCTTTTCCAGAAGCCTCAGGCAAAGCCCGGTTCAACGGTGGTTATCACCGGTAAGAAGGGGACTGGTAAGTCCACGCTGTTCGATTACATCAACCAGCTTCTCGGTCGGTGTGGGATCACTGTGTCCCAGCGTAAGCAGATCGTCGGCCAGTTCAACGGTCACCTTGCCACCACCTTGCTGATGGTCTGTGAAGAAGCCTTCTGGGCGGCCGATCCGCAAGCCGAAGGTGTCCTCAAGGACATGATCACCAACAAGTCGGTGCTGATCGAAAAGAAGGGCTACGATCCGATCCAGTCGCGGAATTACACGCGGCTGGCGCTGATCTCGAACAACGAATGGGTTGTTCCGGCGTCTCTCAAGGACGAACGTCGCTTCTTCGTGCTGCGATGCTCCGACGCGGTGCAGGGCAATATCCAATTCTTCGAGGACATGCGCGAGCAGATGGAAAAGAAGGGTGGTCTCGAAGCCATGCTCTATGATCTCCTCCACTGGGAACCTGTGGGCGGAACCTTCTCGACCTTGTTCACGCCGCCGGCAACTGCATATCTCCAGCAGCAGCAGATCGAGTCGCTGTCTGGTGTGCAGAAGTTCATGCTCGAACTGGTCAAGTCCGGGGTCTATGAAACCCACGATGACAAGGTGACGCCGATCGAACTGAACACCGACACCGAGACGACTGTCTACGCTGTGGACATGCGTGCGGCTGTGGAGGATTACGTTCGGTTCCAGTTCTCCTCGGACAAGGCCAAGACCAGCTACGACGACATCTCGGCTGTGGTCACCGACTGGTTCGGTGCCCGAGAAATCAAGATGAAGGTCGATGGTCAGGTAAACGGGAAGCGCACCTTCATCTTCCCGCCGCTGTCTGAGGTCCGTTCGAAGCTCAAGGAAAACAAGGGTCTGGATGTCGAGGCAATGACCGAAGAGGCGGTCAAATCGATCCGGCTGCGGTCGTAAAAATTCTAGGACAAATTGTCCGGAAAGCCTTGACAGGCATTTTACCTGCCGCTAGAGACATCCTCGCTAAACGTGATTTGTCACTTTCTGGTTTTCAACAAAGGAGGTTGTCATGAAGTAAGCAGTTAGGCCGCCAACCCAATATGGCATTAGAGATATGATGGCCGCGCTAGGGTAACACCAGCGCGGCCTTAGAAAAAGGGAGACAGACATGCGTATCGATCAGATTACCGATTCATTGGGTAACAAGAAGCTGGTGAAGCTCTGGGAGCCGGAAGGCTATCCATTCGAGCCCGAAGCTGTCGAGCAGATCAACAACATGGCCCGGCTCCCGTTCGTGTTCAAGCACGTTGCTGTGATGCCTGATGCCCACGCCGGCAAGGGCTCCACTGTGGGCACCGTTTTCGCTACAAAGGGCGCGATCGTCCCGGCTGCTGTCGGAGTTGACATCGGCTGCGGAATGATGGCCGTCCGCACCACCCTGACCGCAATCGATCTTCCGGACAGCCTCTCCCATATCCGTGGAATGATTGAGGCTGCTGTTCCGCATGGTCGTGGGTCGATGGATCAGATTCGCAGTGGGCGTGATCCCGGCTCGTGGGGTAACCCGACGCCGCAAGCGCAGTCTCGCTGGAAGTCGCTGGCCGACCGCTACGATGCGATCGTCGCCAAGCACCCGAAGATTGCCCAGAAGCGTCACCCGGTGCATCACATGGGCACGTTGGGAACCGGCAACCACTTCATCGAAATCTGTCTGGACGAAGACCAGAACGTGTGGGTGATGCTCCACTCGGGCTCGCGTGGTATCGGCAATGCGATCGGCACCTACTTCATCAACAAGGCGAAGGAGGAGATGCACCGGTATCATATCGCGCAGTATCTGCCGGATGAAGACCTGTCGTATCTGGTCGAACATACCGAGGTCTATGACGATTACGTCGAGGCTGTCGGCTGGGCTCAGGACTTCGCGATGGCAAACCGCCAGACGATGATGGATGCCGTGTTGGGCGTGATGCGTCAGACCCTGCCGCCGTTCCTGTCCGATCAGATGGCGATCAACTGCCACCACAACTACGTGACCAAGGAGCAGCACTACGGCGAGCCTGTGTTGGTGACCCGTAAGGGTGCCGTGCAGGCTCGTGAGGGCACCATGGGGATCATTCCGGGGTCGATGGGCACCGGTAGCTTCATCGTCCGTGGTCTCGGCAACCATCACTCGTTCCACTCGTGCAGTCACGGGGCTGGGCGCGTGATGAGTCGCACCAAGGCGAAGAAGCTGATCTCGATGGAGCAGCACGCTGAGGCGATGAAGGGAATCGAAGCTCGCTTGGATGCAGATGTGCTGGACGAAAGTCCGGCCGCCTACAAGCCGATCGGCGCTGTGATGGATGCTCAGAGCGATCTCGTCGAGATCGTTCACCGGCTCCGTCAGGTTCTCAACGTCAAGGGTTGAGGTGGATAGCATTTCCGCGATCGTCAGCAGAGACCCAGACGCCGCATTGCTTTTCGCAATAAAGCTTCGGCGTCTGGGTTTTCCCGCTGAAACGTATGTGGCTTCGTCCACAAAAGGATACAAGAAAGCCGTAGGTAAGGCTATGAAACATGAAATGGCAATTCTTCTTGACGAAGATGTTGCCATTGATACAGTCTTGGATGAACGTTACGATCTAAAAGAAGTGGACGTAATGAGTGTCATCATCGACAACATGGAGCATTTACCACCTGCTCGATTGTGGCGTCATCTATAAATCAATAACAGGGAGTATGACATGAATACCAAAGTGAAAGTAGGGTTGGCGGCTGTCGCTATCCTGATCGGTGTCCCAGTCGCCATCTCGGCAATCGGCACCGTCAACAGCGTCGCCACCGCCCCCGGTCGCGTCGTCCAGAAGACGATGGAGACCAACAACATCATCGACACTTACGAAGGATTCTTCGTGCGTAAGGGTCAGTATGATACCCGGCTCGGTCAGATCACCGAACACAAGACGATCATGTCGGAGAACACCGACCCCGCCGAAGCCGCCCGGCTGCGTATCGAACTGGCCGCCATGCGTCAGTCGTGTCGCGATCTCGCGGTGATATACAACGCGAACGCGTCGATGGCGAACAAGGAACTTTTCCGTTCCGACGATCTGCCGGCGGAACTCTCGGAGGCTGATTGTGATGCGTAAGCTCGCATTCGCGGCCGTCCTTGGCCTTTCCTTCATCCTCGCCGGCTGCGGTGAAAATCAGCCTGAAACCCCAAGAAGGCTCAGGCTCAGAAGGCTGAGGCCGCTGCGGCGTCTCTCCAGTTCACCGAGAACGCGGAAATCGACAACATCAAGCGTCGGCTCGAACTCACGAGCAAGCCGGGCGCGATCGGTTATATCGTTCTCCTGAACGAAGCTGGTCAGCCGATCCTCTACACCGGGGTCAAGGGCAAGGTCACCTCCTCAGGCAAGCGCCTCACCAGTCCTCAGCAGGGTGTCAGCATTCGATGCGGCGACTTCTGCTCGGAAGCTCTGGGTGATGGTCCTTCCGATGAAGGCACCTATGGATCGTCCGATCCCTACGTGTTCTTCTGGGATACCAACGGTGTCTACCACCAGTGGTCCGGTCGCTATCTCTACAGTGACAAACCCATCCGTCTCCGCGTCGAACCGCTGGTCATCAGCAGCCTGTAAGAAGGAACTATCATGGAATCTCGAAATCTTTTCAGCCTCACGGCTGCCATCGCTCTTCTCCTCGTTGTCGTGGTCGGCGGCGGTCTGGGTAGCTGTGCTGCCTACAACTCGGTCCGTGTCTGGAACGCTGAGACGGCCGGTGAAGCCGAACTGGCTCAGGCAAGCTCGAACCGCCGCATCGCGGTGCTGGAAGCTCAGGCTCTGATGGACAGCGCCAAGCTCAAGGCAGATGCCGAAGTCGCTCGCGCTCGGGGTGTTGCCGAAGCCAACCGCATCGTGGCGGAAGGGCTGGGCGGTCCTGAGGGCTACCTTCGGTATCTCTACATCAACAACCTCGAAAATTCGAAGGGCCAGATCATCTATATCCCGACCGAAGCCGGGTTGCCGATTCTCGAAGCCAATCGTCTGCGCCCGGCCCCGGCCCCGGCCGAGTGATCCAACTCCTCTAACACAAGGAATCTACCATGACTGAGCAAGCTGTAGACGATCGCCTTCGTCTCCTGATCGAGCGTATCGAGCGCCTCGAAGAAGAGAAGAAGGGAATCGCCGACGACATCAAGGATGTCTATGCTGAGGCCAAGGCTGTTGGTTTCGATCCCAAGATCATGCGTATGATCGTGCGTCTCCGGAAGATGAAGCCGGACGATCGCAGCGAGCAGGACATGATCCTCGAAACCTACAAGAACGCGCTGGGCATGGCCTGATGACTCAAGTCATCCTGTTCAGCGGCTGGTATAGCGCGGCGCTCTGCCGTGCATGTCCGGACTTGCTGTTCGTGTTCGGTGACAATATGCTTGGGTTCGGAAAGGGTGGTCAGGCGATCATTCGATCCGAACCCAACACCTTCGGAATCCCTACGAAGCGTAAACCTTCTATGGCTTCTGGGGCTTTCTTCATGGAGGGGAATGAGCGCGATCTTGATGCCGTCCTACTTAGTCTGGGGGACTTGTGGGATAAGCTCGAAGAAGGTCGCACTGTCGTTATCCCAATCAACCAAGAAGGGGAGATCAGTCTTGGCCTCGAAAGAGCCCGTCTCCGGCAAACCGCGCCGAGTATCTACGACACCATCAAAAACCACGTCAACGAAATGTGTGTCGCCCACCGCTGGACGAAAATCGAGAACGAAGAAGGACTCAAAACCTTTCAGGCTGCTCTCGGAGGACCCGAGAGTTAACCTCCTACAATCCATGGTTCAAAGCCTAGATCACTTTGAAAGGAAGGGATTAACGGCACGTCATCTCAAGGTATTTTTTGCGGTCGAGTTGTTCATAAGCATTTCACAGGCCCGGACCAAACCAGATGATAAGGGGATCGGTATGCTCCTCGGGATGCATGTCGAGGATTTCAGGAAGGAACTGGAAGAGCTTGTGGAGAATAGGTATCTCCATAGGATGCACCCAACCTACGGTGAGTTGATTTACACTTACAAAATAGGGTCTCTTGGTGGAACATTGATGCGTAAAGTAGCTTCCCCAAGTCATCCCTAACTATCCGAAACAGGTGAGAATGTCGGTGAACGAAGCGATCCTTCGTTCACCGACATTTTTGCTTGCCTAAGATGGAATTTCCTGCTATCATAGATGATCATTCGGTGCATTCCCACCGTCGCTCCCAGCAGGTGACATCATATGTTCCTAGTTTATCTGGCGGTGGTGTGCAGCGCCATGTCGTTCCTCACCGGTATCGTCATCATCGGCTCCGGTAAGGAGTTCCAGTATAACCCAAGCATATCCTACAAGGACGCCGCGACGCGCTCCTATACGTCTGGCTGATCTTCTCATCTATCTTCGCTCTGGCACACTGTGCCTCGCTGATTGAATACGGGATCACGGAAGATTGGCAATATCGATTCAGTGACACCGGGCGATGGATGGCGATCCATTCCGGTGTAGGTGCCCTCCTTACTGCCGCCCACCTGTTCATTCGCCATGATCTTGAAGGTGGGGCTTCTTCACACATATTCCTTTGGGGTGCGCGTCGCCATGCCGTCTAGCTTTTCGATCTTAGCTACCGATACCGATCTCCAGCACAGCATCTGGGTCGCTACCGGCGGCGCTATGTTAGTGCTTCTACAATCGATTCTTTCAGGAGAGCGTCGCGTGTGGTGGAAATTGCTTGCCTCTTGCATCATCGGTGGTAGCGCCGCTGCTCTTGTGGGTCACGCCTTTGAAGGCTCTTCGTGGGTCTACATCTACTGTGGTATCTCGGCGATCGTCGCTGAGAACATCATCTTCGGTCTGGATAAGGCTTCCGAGCAGTTCAAGCAGAGCCCGATCTCCGTGTTTGCCCAGTTGTGGCGTGTTGTGATGCCGAGCTTCGGTAAGGTCACTGACAAGCCGGCTGATGCTCTCGACATCAACCCGGACACCGGCAAACCAGCCGATCGGAACAACGACACACCCGCTGTAGGCTAAGAGCCACCAAAACCCACACCCCAGCGTTGACGCCCCGGAAGAGATTCCGGGGCGTTTTTCGTTGACAAATCTTCCGGTTCGTATATTTCATCTGGAACACCAACGAGGAGATCACATGATTCTTTCAAACCAAGTTCGCTGCCACAAGTGTGGTGACACCCCTTTCAGTTCCCATCGCCATGACTTTCGACATTGCCGTTGTGGCTCGATCGCGGTTGATGGTGGTATGAGCTACCTCCGCCGGGCGGGTAACATCGATGCTTACGACGACATGAGCATCACCTTCCCAGATGAAGCCGCCCACAAGATCATCTATGCACTCAATCAGGTCATCGGTGACGAAGGCGATTATAGCCCGGCATCTTTGCTGCTGGTTGTTGCCCGCGCTCTGGAAGAAGAAGGTATCACCGTCGATCGCCATCGTGAGGAGCATGAAGGTGCAATCGATGAAGCCTTTGCGGCCGCTGTCGTATGGGCATCCCAGAACGGACGCAACGGACTGGGCGCTCTGTGTGCTGTGGCCCGTTACGTCCGCGACGCCGGCGGCATCTGGATGTTCAAGGAAGAGCCTGTCAATGCCTGAACGTTTCTCTTGTGCTGACCTGCACTTCGGCCACAAGGGCATGGTCATGTTAACCAGTGGTGGTAAGCCGATCCGGCCGTGGGGAACTGCGGTAGGGAAGGTCAAGTTCGACGATCTCGATCCCGAAGTCCAAGCCGACATCATGCGCCGGGTCGAGGAAATGGACGAAGCCATGGTCGATAACTGGAACCGCGTCGTCGGTCCCAAGGACAAGGTGGAAGTGTTGGGTGATGCCGTGATCGGTCGGCAGCAAATTCACACCTTCGGTCGTCTCAACGGTCGCAAGCGTCTCCGCATGGGTAACCACGATGTGTTCGTCAAGAACAACAACCGGGACTATGCCCAGTATTTCGAGGAGATCACCGCCTATAAGGTCTTCGACGATCTGATCATGTCGCATATCCCGCTCCACCCGGAGTCGGTCAAGGAGCGCTGGAAGGCGAACGTCCACGGACATCTTCACACCAAACGCGTGATGATGACGGTGCCGACGTGGTGGGGAGGTGCGCGTGAGGTGATCGATCCTCGCTATCTGTGCGTCTCGATGGAACATATCGACTACACACCCATTCCTATGGATGAGGTATATCGTCGTATCGAGGAACAGCAGGAGAATGCCCGTGGCTAAGCTCAAGACGCCGGCTTCGGCCGTCATCGACTTCCGCGAGCGTCATCGCTTGGATCAAGCGGCGGTAGATCGCTTGTTCGGATTCTCGTCGGAAGGACGCGCTTGTCGCCGGTGGGAAGCCGAGGACGCTCCTTACTACGTCACGATCCTGATGGGATACGCTGACACCTACGGCCTTGCAAAGATGGAAGAGCTTGCGGCCAGCCGAGAACTTGAAGCTTGACCGTCATAGTTTAATGTTCTAGCTTTGTCTCGAAGCTTGGTCCTCCTAGCTTTCGGTGGCCTCGCCCGTCGCTCTAGCAGCGGCGGGCGAAGTCACTTAGACTTCGCTGTCACCTCGGACCCACAGAGCCACGGGCGGTAGGTTGTTCCCTGACACCAACATCCGGATGGGCTCTCCCTTGTTGAGCAGGTGCAGTTCCTCAGCCGTGGGCCGCCACTCTGACATGAACGCCGGGTAGACTTCCTCGCCGCTGGGAAGCTGCGATCGCACGATCCGAACAGCCGGTTCGAACAGAATGTCGCCGGTGGCTCCGACGCGGCGAACAGCCAGCGTGCCGCAATCAGCTTCGTCCCAGTCGGTCGGCTTACCCATCCGGATGTAGTGATCCGGTGCGTCCGGGTGCGGTCCAATGTCGGTTGCTTGCATGTCAGGTGTTCTCCTCATCATCGATCGGAATTTGGTCTTCGAAGGGACCGAACGATCCCATGTATTGCTTGGTCCACTTATCGCGATCCATGTCTCGCAACATATCGATGTATTCCTGAGGCCAGATGGAACGCGGTCTTGTGACCTCATCGTAAGCCTCGCGATATGCCTCTGGGAGAACCACAATCGGATTCTTGGTTGCGTCATTGACCGTCACGGTGAAGCCGGCCTTCATGAGCGCCCTGATCTCGTCGATTTGCCGGTTCTTTTCGGCTTCGGACATTTCTTTCATGATCCGCACCATATCCTCATAAAGAAATCTTGGGTTAGCACCCGGCGCTCTGGTGGTCGTATTACCGTAAAGCAACTGGCGGGTTGCTTCCAAATGACAGGCTTCCCGCATCGCCTGCATCTCGATGCTCAGACGGTTTGCGATCTTGAGGTCGTCTTCACTGAGTTCGTCCAGCAAGCCTTTGTCTAACCGGATGGTCGGGTAAACCCGATGGACCACTGAGTGGTCTCCCTCAGGGGCTCCCTTGTCGTATCCGAAAAACTCGTAACGGCCGGGGTCGCGCTGGACTGCAAAGTCCACACCAGATGGCAGCCAGTCAGCTACCTTGATCTCCATCCCATGGAAGAAGAACGAGTTGTCAGTTTTGGAATCAGTTGCAGGCATCCCAGTCCTCTACCAGAATGCCCGCCATAGTCAAGTCAGAATTGCGCTCAGCGCATGATCAGGTCGATCGCCTCGCGCTCGTTGATCTCTCCAGCGGCGTGGGCTTCCTCGATCTCCCGGTTGCGAAAGAACTTCTGGTCATCGAGACCCTGATAGGCGAGCGAACCATAAGCTGGGTCGATCTCATACCAGTAAGCGTCCCAGTCGGGCCCCTCCCCTGCCTTGTAGGCGCGTTCGACCTGACGGAGCAGTTTGTTAGCTCGCTCTTCCCCGCGCTTGTAGATACCTTCGTCGGAGAAGGTGTAGCCATGGGCGAGACGCCGGCCGGTGTCGGACTCCGCAACCACGTAATAGATCAGTCCCTCGATCGGGTATCCGGTCTCGTCCCGTCCTGTGTAAACGACATCGCTGCGAACGAAAAATTGCATTTCCATTGTCTGTCTCCTTGTTGACGAATCAGCGGTAGACTAACTCCACAAATTCGTCAACAAGTTTTTCCATCAAAGAGATAGCCACCCGTCGTCGTCAAGCACGTTCGGGTCTTCCAATGTCATCTCCACTCGTCCCAGCGTCTCCGCCCAGTCGTGGTGCATGGTGCCAAATCCCAGTGGGAAGGTATCACACTTCGGGACGACGTAATCGATCCAATCCCGGTCGCGCTCGATCTTGCCCTTGAAGCCGTGCTTCTTCTCCAGCGCCTTGAGGTCGCGGCGGTAGGGGCAGACGGTTGTGGATGCCTTGGGCTTGCGGGCGGTGCCGGGGATCGTGATGCGCCCGGTCGCGGTGAGTTCGAAAACGTTCTCGACACGCGCCCGGCGGTTTGCCCGCTTGTCTGTGATGGAGATGATGTCCTTGACGATGCCGCAGCAGAAGCGTCGGCCTGTTATGATCTGCCAGTGATTACCGGCGCTCACCAGAAAGACCCGGCCGGTTGTCCGGATGCTCTGAGAATCCTTGAGCCACTGCGTAAGGGTCGGTCGGGTCTCCGTGTAGCTGCCGATCACCCAGTTCGTTCCGGGTAGGCGCTTCTTCATGACCTTCGGCTCAGCGGGTTTGAACCAGATCGTCTTCATGGTGACACCACAGGCTTTGAAAGCCCGCTGCATCTGCCCACTGCTGGTCCCCTTGATGGAAGCCTTGCCACTTTGGGCCCGGAGGAGGCGGGCCGCCTCCCCCGTAGTCATTCCCGTAACGATCGAGAGAGCAGCAGGTCCGCAATAGCGGTTGCTGTCTCCCTTGGCGTTCTTAACCGGATGAATTTTCACAGACTTGTCTCCTGATTCGCTGTTATTGACGAATCAGCTTATAGGACAAATCTTCCGGTTTGTCAAATCGGCGTCAGTCGGGCTTGCGCCGTCCATCCGACTTGAAACGGTATCCTTCCCGGTTGCTTTCGCGGCGCTCGATGTCACGAAC